CAAATAATATTTATGTTTGTATGATTTGTAATTAGAACCCATAATATTTTCTTCAAGAGGATAAATATTTTGTATGTTTTTTAAATGGATTGAGGAAACACCCGTTTCCTCTGTAAATTCACGAATAGCCGTGTCATAATCTTTTTCTTGATGATTGCGCCGTCCTTTAGGAAATCCCCATTCGGGTTCATCCCATTGTTCATATTCGTTACATTCTTGTAAAATTGAGTCAATCGAGTATTTTTCTGGTTCGTGTCTTTTTTTTATCGCCTCTATCATCCCCACATTTGAATTTGTTTCCATAAAAAAAGAAGGCAAATTAAACTCGTTTGTTGAATGAGAACCACGAAATAACAATGTGTTTTTTGTGGTTGTGTCAAAAACACTATTCGTATTTGATACAACGACCCCTTTTTTTAACCATTCAAATTTTTCTTTTGACGATAGTTCTTCATTACGATAAATTGTTTGTGCAGTATTTTTACACGGTAATTCGTGCGTTTCAACTGGTATATTTAGAGTATCAATCAAATCAAGAGTTGGTCTAGGTATATTCCACAAATGATACCATAGTTGATCAAATGTCATTTTTTTGATATTTTTGATTTCTTCTTTTGTCATTTGTTTAATCAGATTTTTAATATAATGTTTATTGTAGACAGAATATTTCCCCCGCATAAAATCAATAAATCCAAATGAATTGTTTCTACACACCATTAAATACTGGTTTTCTTTTAAATATGGATTATATCGAAATGCAATTACACCATAACTCGTTATTGGGATACGACAGTCATTATACACATGTCCTTGTTTTCCACAATTATTGCAATGCATAAAATTCATCTATATAAAAAATACAAACACTTCTGTAATAAAAACAAAATTATATTTATATTGTTTCTATATAAACCCATGCCACCACCTTTTTTTGATGTGGAAATAGAATCTATACAACCATTTCCTAAAATCGATTTTCTGGATCCCACTGTATGGGGACCGCATTATTGGTTTTTCTTACATACTGTCGCATATTCTTATCCAGACACACCCAATGAAACAACCAAACGGAAATATTATGATTTTTTACACAATTTTCCCTTGTTTATCCCCAACGCCGAAATAGGGAATTCTTTTGCCCGAATGTTAGATAAATACCCCGTATCACCTTATTTGTGTTCACGTGATTCTTTTATGAGATGGGTTTTTTTCATACACAATAAAGTCAATTATACTTTAGGAAAAGAAGAACCAACATATGATGAAAGTTTAGATTTTTATATAAAACAATATCAACCAAAACCGGTTATAATACATGAGCGCATGAAAATACAACATAAATATATTGTCATTGGAATTATTTTTTGTTTTGTTGCGTTTTCATTGTTTCGTATTATACACACTTGATTATTGTATATTCCACCCGCCCTACATGACTTGATATACTTGATGTAAAATTATTATATTTCATGCAAAATCCCAATTAGTGTTGAATATGTTTTTTGTGTTTGCGTTTTTTGTTTGTTATTTTATGATTTTTTTTTTTTGCGGTAAATGTGTTCGAATCATGTAAACCGGCTCATTATTATAATAGCCTTGAAGTGTTTCAACACCATTGTTATATTTATGTTCAATATCGACATCTTTAATTGGAACTCCGTTGATGGTTTCATGTTCTTGAATAACACTATCCATAAAAATGTGATTATGAGGGGATAAAAACAATGGTTCGTGTTTTTGACGTGGTTCGTGTTTTTGACGTGGCCTTTTCCGTTTAGTTGGCATGAAACCAAAATATATAAATATATAATATATTTTTATAGTTTTATCTAAAGAACACATTTTTGTAGAGTTGTATTTTGGTAATAAACGATGTGAAATAATAATTGAATGAGTTTTCATGTCATATGTTCTCGATTGTAAGAATCAATAAATATATTCATAATATATATACATACACATCTACAGCACAAATGCGGTTTGAATTAATTATTTTTATAATTGCAACCGCTATTATTGCAAACATTTATACCGACGGAAAGGTTCTCAAAATCGCCATGTCGTGGACAAAATATTATAAAATGGCGGGTGTTGCATTTGGTGCATTGATGTTATATTGGCTCATTCGAAAAAATCCAAATAATGCAAAAAATATAATCATGACAACGAATGATTATATCAAATATCTTCCTTTAGATAGAAGCACCACCAGTTTTATTAATCCAATTCTCGATTTCACTTCAAAACAGAACTTTCATAATACCACACAACGACCCCATTTATCAATGATATATGAAACACCAACAACACCCATTAATATTCATAGTATCAATGGTGGTGGTTCAAATAGAATAAAAAAACGATCGGTAAGTGAAACTAAAAAAAAATACGTTGCGGCAAGTCAAGGATGGAAGTGTGGGAAATGCAACCGTCAATTACCCGCGTGGTTTGAAGTAGACCATAAAATACGATTAGAATATGGTGGAAGCAATCATATTGATAATTTAGTTGCCATGTGTAGAGATTGCCACGGTGAAAAAACGGCAATTGAAAATCTATGAATTATTACAATATGTCTGTCATAGAATATATGTTGATGTAAAATGTATATTATAATTATATAATATACATTTTATATAATGGATGCATCTACAAAAGCACCTTTTGTAAGTGGTTTAATTTTATTTTTTTTGATTGGTTTATCGACCTTTTTTTATTACTACACATATTTGTCAAAAGAATACATCAAACCTTTTTTTCAAGAGGTATCACGGTGGTTTGGGTTCGAAGACGGTGAAAATAAATTCATATACAAATTTGTATTCTATATTATACTAGCAATATTCGGATTTAGTTTTTTAAACAAAAACACTCTTGCTTATAATAATTTTGTCTTTATATATGAATTTGTTTTATTATTTTTATTTTTATGTTATTTACTATTATTTAAACCATATAAACAAAATGGTAAAATATCCAGCGGGTTGCCCGTTATTTTCAATGTCTATTTTTTATTGATTTTTCCTCTTTTTATATATCTATTTTTTTCAGACAATCCGGTACAACAGCCATCTAATATTGGCACTACTCCAAAAGGCAATAATTATTCTCTTTTTTATAAAACTGCTCTCTATATTGTGTATTTTGTGACATTGTTTCTTTTCTACATTCTTTATTTTTATTTCGATAAATTCAAACTGTCCTTCATGTTCTTTTTTCAATCCTTTTGGAACATGGTTCAACGTTTAAAAATAAACATAGAACAAGACATTTCAAAAATATGGGCTGATGATAATATAAAAAAGGAGGTTATAAATGAAACAATGCAAATCATACCCCTAATTTTATTTTTAAAATTCATTATTATTGTCAGTATCATAGCAATGAATGATAATACTAGTTCGAGTAGAAATATGAATTTTTATTTATTTATGTTGATAGTTCCGCTTATGATTGGTCTTTATATAACTCGATATTTAATAAATACCAGTGGTAAAGAATCCAGTTTGTTTTTTAAAATATCTATTATAGGTGTCCTATTTTTTTTTATATTATGTGGTGTTTTTTATTTTTATTCTATTAATCCATTGCAATTTGTCATTGCCTATTCCATTTTTTATATTATATTTGCACTTATCGCAATTATTGGATTGGCTATTGTATTCATTTTGTTTGCTGAATATTTTAAAAACATGGATGGAATCATTGGCATTTTTGTCAATATTTTGTTTTTTATACCGTGCTTATTTAGTGATTTCATTGAATATGTAAAACATGAATTAAATATCACACCCAGCACCATATATATTCTCTTTTTATTTGAAATTGGTCTCGTTTTACTTTATTATTATATTCCAACATTGTTCAAATATTTTATTTCTCGCAATTCAACTGTTTTACTAGATTCGCCACAATATTTAGACAAACCAAAACGAATTGCGGACAGCAGTGTATTTCAATTGGCAAACATGAAGTTCCTAGAAAAGGATACATATAAAACAAACAATCACTCTTTTTCATTTTGGATTTATATGAATAAAAATGAAGACATGCAGTTACCAAAAACACAAAGTCATATACCATATGAATACACCTTATTCCATTACATAACAAATGGCACGACAAGTCCGGTGGGTGGAAAACCCAAAGTTGTTTATATCAATGATAAAAATAACTTTATGAATACATATCGCATCTACGTAAATAGTGATGAAACTTGTATTTCATCAGATACAAGTAATAATTGTTTTGTACAGTTAGAGAACATTCCAATACAACGATGGAATTTTTTTGTGATTAATTTTCAAGAAACAGTTGTGGATATTTTTGTAAATGGGGAACTTGCACAAACAGCAAAAACAAATATACGTTTAGACGTTATTTCGAATGAAAATGCGAGTGTATTGATTGGTGATGAAAATGGTATTGATGGGGCGATTTGTAATGTGTATTATCATCATCATCCATTATCGTTGTTTGAAATTGTAAATATGTATAATATTGAAAAATATTCTGTGTTAAATCAATAATAAGTAGTTTAATGCCTATTGTCTCCATATATGGTTTTATACAAAATAATATTTTTTGTATGAAAAATAACGGGACGACAGACATTAAATATTGGTATCAAGTTCAAATATATTTTGACTGTATATAATAATATGAATAGCTACGTTGCCATTATTTTAGGAGTTTCGGTTCTTATTTTAATATATATAATTTATTTGGTTTTGTTTAAATCATCGGCGGATACGGTATTAAACAGTCCCATTGATTTTATGGACTCGTCTGGAAATGTGAAAGGTACACTTGTTGATGATAAATTAATAAAGAACATAACTTCTTCTAATTATGCTATTAGTTGTTGGGTTTGTGTGAATAATTGGAAAGACACATCAAGTTATAATGGCAAAACAGTATACGCTTTGTTAAATAATAATAACCCTCCATCTTATACGGCTACTTCGTTTAGTTCCGGAACCCCAACTTCGCCTTACCCAATATTTCCGTGGAATAATATAGATAATAATTTCACCAAATTATACACTCCGGGTGCTACATGTTATTATGCTTTATGTCTTGATTCTAAATATCCAAATTTATATTTTACAATCTTATCAAAAAAACCAACAGAGACTACTTCTAATTCATATCCCATTTTTATTACAGATAATTTTCCTATGCAAAAATGGACAAACGTTATTATTAGTATGGAAGGAAATCAAATGGATGCGTATATTGATGGAAAATTAATTCAATCCGGTCCAATTGCCTATTTAGATAATAGCGGTAATACCAATCTTTTAGTAAAAGATGATATAAAGTTAACGAATGCACCTGGATTTATCATTGGAAATTCTAAAGAAAAAAATGTAGATATTAGTGTAACAAATGTATCCATTTATTCAAATCCGATTGATCCCCAAACGGCTCATAGTATATATGGATATGGTAGCGGAGTTAGTTCAAGTAGAACAAAAGTAAATGTTTCATTATCTCAAAATAACAATGTTTTTCGAGACATCAAATTGATTTAATGTTTGTTCTCTTTCCACTTCCAGAAGGGGTGTGTATAATGACACATGAATATTTGTTCTCAATTATAGTTTCATACAAAATATTTACATTTTATATGAAACCATATATAAAAGAAAAGAGATATAATTTATATCCCCCTTTATTTCTCATTTAGTGCAAAGGTTTAGAAAAACCAGCTTTGTATTTATGTATTTTATTGATAAAAATATTCATACTATATATAAATATGAATATTTGGATTTTTATATTGTCTCTTGTCGTCATTTTTTTATGTCTATTATTGTTTTATTTATACAAATGGTACAATTCATCAAATATTATTACAAATCCATTAGGTCTTAGGGAGATCTCTAAATCCGGTTATATAACGGCCCCAACAACGAATGTATTTTCGATAAGTATTTGGATTTATGTAAATACATTAGAAGCAGCATACTCATCAACACTCGTAGAACCAAGCAATAATATATATAGTCTTAATATGACAACAGGTGATGAATCAACCTACAATTTATATCTTAATGGAAACCAATTATGTTTTAATATAAAAAAAACATCGAACAAAGTGCCACAAGATCAAAAAATCATAACCAAAAATTTTCCTTTGCAAAAATGGACAAACGTATTTGTCAATGTAAAACAAAATACGTATGCATTTTTTATTAATGGTAAACTGGAACAAACATATATAAATTCCTCCGATGAGACTGGACGCGCAGGTATTGGCACAATAAAAGCTGGACCATGCAAGGGTGATATTTATATCACCAATCTACAACGCTGGGATTATACAAGAGATGCAGCAACTATTTGGAACAAGTATTTGAATGGTTTAGGTTTTTCGCTGCCAACATACAATGCAACTCTTACTTATAAAGAGGACAATAAAATAATTCAACAAAACAGTTTATTCAGTAATCCGTACAAATAATTATTTTATATTATTTTGTATTATTTTGTATTATTTTGTATTTATCACCTGTTTTTACATATTTTATAGTAATATATTCCTCTTTTGGTAGTTCTGTTATTGTTTCTAGTGTATTTGTTTCTAGTGTATTTGTTTCTGGTGTATTTGTTTCTGGTGTATTTGTTTCTGGTGTATTTGTTTCTAGTGTATTTGTTTTTATTACAGTTTTTGACGGTTTTGTTAAATCTATTGTATTAGAAACGGCTTTGGTATCCTCCACTAATTCATAAATTTTATTTTTCTTAAGAAGTTTATATTTTTTGTCTTTTATTTCAACAATAATTTTTTTGAAATGTTCTGTATTTAAATTTATTTGGGTTGTTCTTTCATTTTGCATTTCATTTACTTTATAACGAAATTCCTGATGAAAAATATTATAATGATCAACCAGTATAATGCTATTTTGTAATATTTTAGCAATAAAATCGTTATTATTATCATTATATTTTTTTACATTTGTTTTTAGAAATTTAATACAGTCTAAAACATTTAAATTGTAAAAAAATTTATCATTATCATTATTAAACCAGAGAAAATCCTGTATTTTTGTTTTTATTTCTCCGGTATCAAAAACGTTCAACAAAATTTGTATATACTCATCCTTAATTCTAAAAACTATCCCGAAATCAATAAAAACCAATCTAAATTTATAATTTTCACTATAGTGATAATTTTCAATATACAATATATTTTGCTCATGTAAATCAGCATTAATATATCCAGATTGAATTAATCTTTTATACTCATATATAAAGGATATTGTATCATTTTCATTATGAGTGTGTGCTTTTCTACCATCTTTATACTGAACCCATTTTATGCGTTCACTTAATGTTGTTGACCCATCAACAAATTCCATAAATATAATACCGTATTTTTTAATTATGTCATTATTAATATTAATTTTAATTTTTTTATTATCATTTATTTTAATTGTACAATCTAAAATTTTTTTAAACTCAATCTGGTTTGCATTAGAGTCTACTATAGTATGATGCAATATTTTTGGACAAAGTGGTTCAAGATTATCATTTGTTTTATCATACACATCTTTTTGCATTTCTACTTCATCATTATAGTGTTCTTCAGTAACAATTCCATGTTCTGTTTCCTTATCAGCAATAGGAATAATTTTAACCAATACTTTATCTAATGAAACAATACTCTCATTCGATATTCCAGGATAAATACCATAAATTTTATTTGGTTCAGGTAATCTTAACGTGAATGTTGCAGAATATGCACCATCTCCAATTACTTTAATACGCGGAAAATCCGGTTCACTCAATGCATCTAGCAACCATGGTAAATAATTATCCCTATTATCATCATATATTATTGCACCACCCTTTATCATAATATATATGTATAGTTCTTACATATTTATGTTTTTATTTCATATCATACAATCATTATGGTTACGTGGATGTTTCAAGTTCAAACTTAATATTAAAACAATTTTTTAATGCTTTAATTTTATTCTCTTCTAAAATTTGCTTGTCTTGTTTGTTATATTGTTCTTTTATTAGACCTCTTAGTTTTTTATAATCACATGTTCCGCAATACTTGTTAATTCTCTGTGATAAAAAATCACAATATTTTTTATAATTTTCTGTTTCCAATATATAAACAAAATTTCCTAATTTTTCATCATAAGAACCATCAGGTACATTAATAATTTGTGGTTTATTATTTTTCGAATAATTATATAAATAGTCAAAAACACATTCATATATATCCTCATATTGTTGAGAATCAATAGAATCATCAAATAATGAATTAATGTACTTTTCCACTTCTATGTAGTTTTGTTTCCATTTATTTTGAATATAATTATAATAATCAACAATTAAATTGATTTTATTGACAAAATAAAAAATATGAAAATATTTGTACGGCAACAAATGAAAATCCAATTTTTTTAAAAAATCTATATTATTACCGTTGCTAAATCGTTCCATACTTTCTTTATGACTCTCTGTATTTACAAATGACCGCATATATCTAGGTGAATCCTCTGTATATTTATAAATACCATATGTGGTTAAAATAACATACAGTCTATTATTGATTTTAACACGGGACTCGTGTGGTAGAGTATGTATAGTAGCATCAGTCTGTTCGATTTCCATAGTAAATAAATATATAATATAACATGATTATTATATATACACAATCAAGCGAAATAATAATATTGTTGTAATTGTATATATTTATCTTTTCATTTGTGTTTTCATTTGTGTTTTCATTTATTTTTCATATAAAATATAATTATTTTGTATGAAAACGGAATAAACATCTCACATAATCACCATTACCGACCCTTGCGTTTTTTATGTGTTCTACCACCATGCATTTTTGCATTTATTGTTTTCGTTTTGCTATTTTCAGAAACCAAGTTCAACGGAATAAAATAACTATTTTTGATGACGTCAAATGATTCATCTTTTGAATAGTGGCTCATGACTTTTTTTCCTAAAATCAAATTTTTATATTTGCAATTTGCTTTTTTAATGTCTTTTACAGTGAGAACCCCTTCAATCAAATCACAAAATATATCGATTTTATATTGGGGTTTCGTTATATTATTAGAATTAATTTTAATAATTCCAATATTTGTGACATCCGTAATATCGATTGAATGTTTTAAATGTTTTTTACTGGTATTTCGTTTGCTTGTTCTCTTTTTGTCGTTTTTTTTTGTGGAATTTGTAGAATTTGTGTTTTTTTTATTGTTATATTTTTTGTATATTTCATCTAGTATAATTCCAAAATGAGTTTTATCTTTTATCAGGTCCTTTGATTTAATATAGTCATCAATTTTTTTTTGAAGTTTTAAATTGGTAGATGTGCTATTCGGCTCAGTAAATTTCTCAATTTCTTCAACATAATTATTAAATAATGGAAATTTGTCTTTTAATTCTTTTTTAATAAAATCTTCTTCTTTTTTTATATTAAAACTAATTGGTTCTGTGCGTATATATTTATGTTTTATTTCTAAATAAATGTATTTATTTTTAATTTTTTCAAATAACTGGTTAATTGCATTGTCGAACCGTGTTTCGAACGACAAAATATCTTTTATTTTTTTCATATTATTTTTAATAATCTCTAAATAATCATCATAATCTTCCTTTGCTTTGTTTAATTTTGTCATTTCATTCAAATGTTGTTTTTGAAAGTTAGTATACAAGCGTCTTTTATCTTCCGTATTATTTTCGTCATCAAATACATCGTAGTCTGTAATATATAAAACCTTTAATATTTGGTGGATGATTGTTTTATAATATTTTAAAGCAGAATATAAATTTTCTTTGTGTGTAGTGCTGGTTCGGTCTTGGGTTATATCTTCTTTTGTAAAATCTGTTTTATTCAAAAATTCGCTTATTGAATATACACCCCCCCTCCGGTTGGGATTAAGCAACTTTTCAATACTTTTCTTAATACTCTTTGTGATATATTCAATAAAATCATAATATTCTGCCTCGTCTAATAGTTCTATTTCATTGATAATATTGTCTATTTTACTTGACAGGGTGGATATATTTACTTTAAAATCCCAGTGATAATTCACGAGTTTTTTGTAATTTGGATTATTATAAATATCATTTAAAATAGTTATTCTTGAAACAGTATATTTATTTCCATCTAATTGAATGCAGGCAAAATCATCATTAGACAACCCAAAAGTATTAGACAACCCAAAAGTAGACGGTAAGTTTTTGATTATATTGGAAATCGATATTTTTGACGTGTTGTTATTTAAAATATATTTGCTGTGTGAATCAATGACATTTGATTTGTTTGGAAACGTATTTTCAAATAGCATTTTGAACATGAAATTAATGTTTTCAATGTCTATTGTGTGTGTATCAAGTCGTGGTGTTTTTGGTGGTGCTGTTTCCGGTGGTGCTGTTTCAGGTGGTGCTGTTTCATCTTCATCATCTTCGTCGTCTTCTTCCTTTGTTTCATTAATCGTTTGATAAAACTTATTTTTATCAAAAAAAAACGCAATACGTTCATTATATTTCATTTTTTCAATAATTTCCATTGGTAATTTCTGTCCGCTTATAAAATAGGGCAATTTACCCGATGATTTCGAAACACCCGTTTCTGCACTACAAAACATGTCTTTTGTAAATAAAACAGGTTCTGTTTTATTGGGTATGCTTGAATAAATATATATTTCAATTTGACCAATATTCATTATAATTAAGGGATATATTTTTATTATGTGTGAAAAAAAGGTATCTTTGTTGTTCTTCACCCCTACCAAAAATGTGCGAGGCGATGCGATGCAAGGCAATTGGGGGTGAAAAAAACAAACATCAAACCCTAGGTTGAAAAAATACCGGGGCTGGTCATAATGGTATCATAAGAATCATTTACATTTGTATTGTTATTATCAAAAATAAAATTGGGAAATTTAAATGTACCACTAAATTGATCATCTTCGTTGTCATCATCGTCATGATCGTCATGAAGAGCCTCGTAATTCTTGGCCATTTCGCCCCCCTCTTTACCATTTGTTTTGTCTGTTTTAGAGGATGTTTTGTCTGTTTTAGAGGATGGTTCATTGGTTGATGTCTTATTACGCTCTTGTTGTAAATTATATTTGCGTATCGTTTCTTTTGCATTAAAATAATCTTCACGTGAAACGTCCATCGTTTCCATTAGTTCAATATGATATTTTGTAAATTTATCTGGCATACAACAGAACATACTTTGTTCATTTAAAATATAATCAACAAATAATATAAAAGTGATTGTCATGAAAAGAGAGATATATATATCACGCGTTCCCATCCAACAAATTGCAAAAATCAGGATATTACGACTAAATGTATATTTCAAATAAGATTCCATGGTTTTACTCAATCGAATCGTTACAAATTTGGACGAAATGTTTAAAATAATAATCATTATCCCCGCAAATATCTTGCTATTGTTCATATTTGCCACGTTTTGATTGAGATATTTGAATAGGTTCTCAATCGAATTATAAAAATTGGACTTTATTTTCGTTTTAGACAATTTTGAAACAGATTTACTTGAAAGACCAGATAAAAGTGGTGAAGAAGACGATCGTTTCATTTTATTATATACATTGCATCGATATATTTTTACTATTTACTCCGTTTATAGTTTTGTTTGCTCCTTTATTTTTCATACAAAATGATATTCTTGTATGAAATACATTATCGAACTAATTCTCGCACAAAACAATGTCCATATTTTGAATGATGTCGAATATGATCATTATAACGATTTTCATGTGTTAAATTTATAGATTCATCCCCCCCATATAAAAATACAATTTGATTTTTCGCATATCGCTTAAAAACATGTTCCCATAATGGCATTTGCGGGATCGTTCCTTCCCATCCTTCATCGGGACCAACCTTTCCAAAAATAATCATATCCCAATAGTGATTTTGCGTTTTTTCAATAATATCTCTTTCAATTTCATGGGTTGTTTTTATGTTCTCTTTGTGATTTTCTTTATTTGTTAATTTACGTGAATAAGTAAATCCGTTTCCAACAAGACCGTTTTTATTTTCTTCTGGAAAAGAATCATACAAATAATCTATTTTAGGATATTCCACGAATTCGGTTTCGATGTCAACGGTGTCGTTTTCGGTATGTTCATTACTTTCCAAGTTCTCTTTTTCAAAAAAGCGTTTTAAACCAATCCAAAACATTTCACGTGTATAATTGACACCAATATTCCCACGTATTAATAGAACCCGTTTCAATCTTTTTTTAATCGATAATATATCGGGTGCATTCATATAAGATTTATGTCGTTGATTATTATCAAAAACGTCAATTGTATTTAAAAAGTATCTAGTAGAAGCGGAAGTAGAACAATGTTCTCGAAACCAATCCATGATTTCTAAAGACCATTTTCTATAGGCATCGTCGCATTCAATGATTGTATCTTTATTCGGGTTGTCATCTTTGTTTCCTTTCTCATGATTATCATCATTACTTTTTATAAATTTGCCTTGAGTATCTTTAAACAATTCTTTATAACAATCAATCAATAATTGTTTTGGATAAGAAATCAAACATTCTTTAGGGCATTGTTGAATGTTCTCAAAAATGGGAATACAACCATTTGCTAAAATTTCATAATGCCGCAAACAATCCCAACCACCTTTACGAAAAGTAAAAGCATATTTGGATTGACGATACATTTCATTGTATTCTTTTTCTTGATGAAAACCAAAAAGATAAGTATTTTTTTGTCCCGGAATAAGAAATGCGGTCTCAGATGTTTTATTTTCAAGTATTTTTAAATGTTCTTGTTTTGATAAAATTAATTCATCGGGGATAGAATACGGCAATGGATGAATATAAGAGTCATTATATTCTCTTGGATTAAGATGATACACTTCGTGGTGAGACAAAACATTCACGTTAAGCAACGTGTCCGTCATATGATCAATAATATTTAAGTTTTGCTGTGAATAAAAATAATCACGAGGAATGATTCGTCGTTTAGGAGAACGTGAAAAAAAACTGGAAAGCCATGAAAGTGTACTATTGCTGTGAATTAAAAAGGGTGCATCTCGCATGAGAGCAATGTCGTGTTCTACTGTGTTTTGAACTAGTACCGGGTTCCATTTTTCAAAATATTTCAAATATTGGTGTTCCCACGAATGTCTTATACGATCACATACAATGTACAAATTGCGAAAATGATGATTTTCTAAAATATCAAGATAATATTGTGGAGGTAAAATATCGCTCATCGGACAAGGCATTTGAATAAAATCATCTAAACGCAAATGCATGACAATATCCTGTTTCGTCAAATCTAAAATACTATGTTTTGATTGAATCATGATATTTTGAAAATATAGCGGGACACCGTGCACCACCCAATAATCATTTAAAAAAAGGGTCTGGTCTGTTTGAAAAAAATGATTTATAAAAAAATCCCGGTATGGTGCGTAATATTCACTTTTTTGAAAATACCCACTCAAAATAATATCTTTATTTTTTAATTCGGCATATTCTGCTATTTCATTCAAATCGTTGTATGTTTGTTTATTTTTTGAAAACCCGGACAATATTTCAGAAAATAATGTTTCATTAATAATTAATGCATTTTTTGTTTCGTTTTCATCCCATTTATCAAGAGAGCAATAATTATGACCATGTAGATGTTCAATAATTTTACTTGCCAAAAATTGAAAAATATGATTGCCAGTTCTACCTCCTGGATAAAATGAAACTTTCATCAAAATAAATATATAGTGTGCTTATTATTATATTTATATCCTTATAGGTTGATTTTATAAATGTGTCTTTGAATTTATGAATGTGTCTTTGATTTTCGTTTCATTTTCCACTGTTTTTCTCGTAATATTAGTTGTGTTTATTTTTGTTAAATTACAAAATCAAATGCAAATATATAAACAAACAAACCAATGTTTTTATCGAATTATGATATTTTAGGGTATTTTGTTCTCTTTTGTATGTTAGGTGTTTGTTTGTATATTTATTTAGATCGTGATGAATTTCAATTAAAATGTATTATTTCGACGGTGGACGGAAATAAATATTGTGTTAGAGAACGTGAAAAATTACAAGAAGCCAGCGATTTATTGGCCAATGTTTCGAATAAGATGCAACAATTAGTTGATTATGTACATACAACTTATCCGGACGACCCCCGCAGTAAACGATTACACACCGGATTTAGTAAAACCAAAATCATGGAAACGTTGCCAACAAGTGATTTAACAGCGTATAGTTTGAATAAAGGAGAACAAATTTCGTTTTGTTTAAATAAAGAAAAACAAGACGACACCCGGTTAATTGATGAACACACATTAACATTTGTAGCAATTCATGAATTGTCTCATATTTGCACGGAAAGTATTGGTCATAAAACAGATTTTTGGGAGAATTTTCAACAAATGTTGATTTGGGCAAAAGAAGCCGGAATTCACGAACCAGTTTCTTATAAAAAAGAACCGGTTGAATACTGTGGAATGAAAATTCACGACAACCCGTATTATGATTTGTAATGTTCAAGGATGTATATCTGCTTTCATTTAGACCAACCATATTTTGTATTTTGAATAAAAAATACATGCCGTTCAAAATGTTTGTACCACTCAAATAAAACACAAATCAATATAAAACATTCAATATGAAATAGTATTATCGAACCAAAATCATGACAAAAAAGAAAAAGACCAATAAAACAACAAACACCTCTCCCCCCCCAACAAATTCAAACATTACAAATACAAATGATATTCCTCCGGTTATACCAGAAAAAACACGAAACGACAATGAAAAAATGGTGCATTTTGATATTTCAACCGGTTTGAATGATTCAACAAAGGAAATAAAAGAGGTGGATCATTCGTTCATAGTTAACCCAGAATTTAAGGCGAGATCTAAAAAAGTAAATGAAAAATTTTATCCAATTGTAAGTGTTTGTACTCCAACATTTAATAGACGACCCTTTATTCAAACAATGTTCGAATGTTTTAAAAATCAAGATTATCCTAAATCCGCTATTGAATGGATAATTGTAGATGATGGAACAGATCCAATTGAAGATTTAATGAAAACCAGTGAAATAGAAAATATCAAATATTATCGTTTATCAAAAAAGATTCCTTTAGGAGAAAAACGTAATTATATGCATACAAAATGCAATGGTTCTATTATTGTTTATATGGATGATGATGACTATTATCCTCCGGAACGAATTTCACATGCGGTAGAAGAATTGCTTAAAAACAAACATGCATTATGTGCGGGGTCAAGTGAGATATATATTTATTTTAAAAACCTTGAAAAAAAACCAGACAGTTCTACGCGCAATCTTTTATTACCCCCACAATATGAATCCAAAATGATTCAATGTGGACCATATGGACCAAATCACGCAACCGCGGGAACGTTTGCTTTCCGCAGTGAATTGTTGAAACAAACAAAATATGAAAACGCGGCGGCATTGGCGGAAGAAAAAGCATTTTTGAAAAATTATACCATACCATTTGTTCAATTAGATCCATTAAAAACGATTTTAGTATTTTCACATGGACACAATACGTTTGATAAAAAGAAAATGTTAGAAAATATGCATCCAAATTATTGTAAAGAATCCCCAAAAACCGTCGCTGATTTTATTCGCGGAAAGCATGAAGAACCAGTCATGTCTTTTTTTTTAGAAAAAATCGATGGGTTATTGGAAAACTATGAACCAGGACGACCATGTATGAAACCGGATGTATTAGAAAATATCAAGAAAATAGAAAAAGAACGTAACGAAATGATAAAACAACAATCACATCCAAACCATATCCAACCAAATATGATGGGGAATCAATCGAATGATGCCCATTCGGGTAAAATAATGATGAATCGACCAGGTGAAGCCCCGGTTGAATTACAACCACCGCAAATAATTCAATTATTACAACAACAAGGACAAGAAATCGAAAGATTGATGAAAGTAATTACGGAAAAAGATGATATTATTAAAAATCTTCAAATAATACAATCTTATAAAAAAACACCCGTTGTTTCAACATTGTCTAAAACAGAACCTAATGTACACTCCCCCGTTTTTGAAAAAACCTTTTCCAAAACAAATCCGGTTTTGTAATGTGTTGTTCATTTACCCCCTACTTATAATGTCTAATTGTCCCCATATATGGTTTCATACAAAACATCATTCTTTTGTATGAAAATGAAACGACTAAAATATCTCTTCCATATCACCATGCATTTCACCTAGACATCCTTGAAAATTATCAATATTTAGTTGAACCGCATCAAACGGTTCAATCAAATCGTCTTCTTTTTTCACATTTTTTTCTAAAAATCGATATATGCGTTTTACGTCTAATTTTGTAATTTTATAATTTGCCAATGCATTTTCCAGATGATTCATCTTTTCAATGTCCAAATAAAAATGTTCTCCATAATAATATTGTAAATCTTGAAAAAAGGCAACAACATCTTTTCGTTCCATATCCATTTGTTGAGACAAATTAAAAAAAAACAGCACATTATTGTATTCTGTTGAATATTTTGTCAAAATTTTAGTAAATCTCACTTCGGTTGGATGAAAACAATTTCGATGTTGTGGAAAATGGTCATGATACAGTTTATTGCTGTAAAACGTTTTTATAAGAGAACTCATTTCATTAAAAACCCAAATTTGTTTTTGAAATGTAATTCTATCCATATAATCGGCATAACAAATATTATTTAATATTGAATGATACAATTCGAAGACGTATTTTTTATCGGGTTCTCTTTCAATCATATCAATTATGTTTTCATGGTACAACAAAGAAACAATTGTTCGATCAGTGTCATTCAAATAATTGGAATGTTTTTCTAAAGGAATTGGTTCATTAATCAACCGTTGGGTATTTATTTTAGCATCTTCGTTGAATTTTTTGGTATGAAACAATTCATCCAAGTTCTCATATAATACTATCTCAGGACGTTTTTGATACAAATGAAAAATAAACTTGAATTTACGAATATCCGATTGAATGTAATTTAGCAATGATTTCATACGAACGGGTGATAATACATGAATTATTTCGGGGATCATGTATTCGATCAATGATTGCATTTGTTGTTGGGTTGGCGGCAAAAGTTCAAATGTATTGCATACTTTTACTAATTCTTTTATTTTTTTATCCGAGTAGTAATTTCCTATGCAAACAATAGGATTCACTGTCCGGTTCTCTAATTTTTGTTTTTTTGTTTTTTTTTGTCGAATTAATTTAATAAGAGATGTGAGACCCCCCTTGTCCCCATTATTCATTCCATCAATTTCGTCCATAATAATGGCAATTTTTTTCTTCACACCTCTCATCATTTGTAAAACATTATAATTCGATAAATTATTACTGGTCATACTATCAATCAAGTTTTTATTACGAATATCTCCGGCGTCATATTGAATGACATCATAATGCATGTCTTCTAATAAAGAGACCACAAAATCCGTTTTTCCACAACCAGATGAACCATAAATATAAATGCCCTTTTTAAAGAGAACATTATTGAGGTTCTTATCAAATGATTCCAAAATGTGTTTTATGTCATTGTATATTTTATCTCTTCCAAAAATACGGTTCATTAATTTCGTATTAAAATGCGAATGTTGGTTTAAAGACAGTTGTTTAGGAATATCTTTAAAATCGTTCTTGTCGGGTAAAATATCTATTTTTATTTTGCTATTCGTAGATTCGACATTTATTGTCTTTTTAATTGTTCCTTGTATATTGCTTTTTTTAACGAGAGGTTTTGTAATATCTCTATTAGGTGTTTTCTTTTTTCGTATTTTGAATATTTGTGCATTGTCGATTGAGAAATCATTGCCAAAAATGGGTGTGGTTTCGTGTGCTGTTTCGTCATATTGATTGGTCGATTTTTCTATATTTAAATTTAACACGTCAACATACATTTTATCTTTTGTATGTATTATGAAAGAATGCATATACTATTTTATAATGCTTTTTATTTTTATACAAATATACGCAACATGTATTGTTATTTGCCAAAAGTAGAAAAATCGCTCATAACCGGCATATAATCACCATTACCCCCTTTTGGAACCAATGCTCCATAATAAGAATATGGATCAACACCCGGAATTGTATTTGGCGAACCCATCGGCGGTTGTTTGTAAGTGTTAATTATATTTTGTTGTTGAGCCTGCGCCTGTTGTAAATAATTGTTTTGTGGTTGGGGCATGTTATAATTAATATATTTATTGTTTACTATGCTGGAATTTCCAATGGTGGACAGATCACGAAGTCCGGATACCGCACCACTCCCCAAGTCGCCCACCAAATCCGCCGTTCCACGAACCCCTGATGCCAAACCACTCCCCAAATCGCCCACCAAATCCGCCGTTCCACGAACACCGGACACCACATCACTACCCAAATCGCCCACCAAATCCGCCGTTCCACGAACCCCCGATGCCAAACCACTACCAACATCTTCTGCAAGGTCGACGGTGCCGCGAACACCGTGTTCAATTCCACGACCAATATCGTTCAATGCATGTTCACTTGAATGAATAACACCTGACCCGCCGTGTCCACCGCAATTACTGCAAACACCACTCTTACCATTACAACAAGAGGGACATTTAGGACAAACCGGCGGAACAATTTGGGTTTTTAAAATATAATCATCGTCAAAATAACTACTGTTGCTGTATTTCGTAGTTGTGGTGGTGCTTGAACTGCTTGAACTACTTTTTGTCTCGCTCGTTATGATTTTATTTTGATAATTTCCAAAACATTTTACCTTTCTCAAAACAAATGATGATTTTTTTGTGTCATACCCAATTATTGCGATTGCTGTAAAATTGTCCAAACTTATATAAAGAACCATATTATTAGCTGAGTCTGGAACCACCCATGAACCAAAACTGGTTTTAACAATATTTGTAGGAATATTCTTTAAATAATTTGAAACGACTTGACCGTATCGATCATATACCGTTATTGTCGTTGCAGAAGATTTAATGATTAAATATCCACTGGTAATGTCGAATTTTACATAATGACTCATTTGATACACTTTCAATGTAGAACTATATAAATCTTCAAGGATCGTATTGTCATCGTTATTATCAATATATTCTGTATAATCTGCGACAGTGATATTGAAATTTTTGTTAAAAGTGGAAACAAATACATACGTATTGTCTACAATACCATAAGTCATCAAATGTTGTTTAGTAGTCACGCTTATAATATGAACAAACGTAATGACATCATATGGAATATAAACAATATAATAAGTATCGGTTGTCGTTGATTTGGTTATGTAATACCATGGTTCATAAGATTTTACAACTTCTAAAATTAAACTTTCATTGACATCTGCGGTGACAACGGCACAATTTGCTTTGTTATTTCCGCCAATATTTGATTTATTGACATCAACACTCCCACTATATTGAATACCATTGCATGAAATAATATTCATATACTTTGAAGAAACAGTGCTATTACGCTTAATAACATAAATTCCGTTTATGGACACACCATTATCTTCCGAAATATCCTCTGTATTTAATTTTGTTCCATCGACTTCGATCAAATTTGCATTTTTTAAATCATAAAAAATATTGTCATGCAATTTAATGATGGTTTTACTGGTTGAAGAATACACAGGAATAGTACTAATTCCAGATTTGCTTATACTATTTGAATCTGTTACGTCTTGCATATAAGAAATCATTCCTTCCAAATGTAAACTTTTACGAAAGACATTCTTTAACATTTGCAATGAATTATTTTCACTAAAGATGGCCGTCGCTAAAATAAAAATAAATAACAAGAGTAAAAATACAAATAGAGCGTTCATGTTATATATATATGGTATTTTTATATTTGATGTTTTATAGTTGATGTTTTATAGTTGATGTTTTATAGTTGACCTTTCACATTTCACCTTTCACATTTCACCTTTCACATTTCACCTTTCACATTTGACAATGATTTCATGCTTTTTTTGAACCAATTTGTGGGGTAACAACCAAAAATAAAATACACAATGCAAAGATAAACATTGTCTGTGTGTTTCCAGCTACATTCATTTCACTCAAATGAAAAGTGGTGTATGGATCAAAAAATGCCTTGATAGGATATATGCAATAACATTTGTGCAAATCATCAAGAGAACGATTCAACAGTTGTTTTTCATATCCCAGATTTTGATAAAAAAATTCTACAATAAAACAAAGAGTATTTTTGCAAGGGCAAACGTCATCTAATTCAAAATAAAACATCTCTGTCATCATAATATAATTCAAAGCGATCGAAACAGGTGTTAATGGAATATATACACACCAAAATATGGGTACCCATTTAATAAATAAATGAATAATTATCATAACAAGATCATATCCAAAAAAAATACCACAACTTTCAATATTAGTAAATAGTCTATTGGGGCATTCTATCAACTCATTTATATCCGCTATTTGTTTAAATGCATAAGCTATACTGGCAAATATATCCTTTATTTGTTTGATCATGCTATCAATTGGTCTTTTTATGGGGTCGATTAATGTTTCAAACATGCGGTTGATTTGTCTTTCAATTGGGTTTCCTCCCATTTTTAGAATTCGATATATACTATAATATATATCGAATTTTCTGGACATTTGTTTGTTTACTTTTGGGTTCGTTTTACTTTTGGGTTCATGTTCTACAAATAAAATCTAAAAAGTGTATCGTGAAAGATTTTTAGCACAAGCAAACATATTGCCTTCTTTACATGAAATCATACCGCCATAACAAAATTCAGAAAAACTACTTTGATCATTTGGAATAGTAGATGAAGGATTAGAATAAAATTGTCGCATGGATTGTTCAAACACCATTTCATCGCCCAAATCTCTGTATAATTTATCAGTAATATCTGGTTGTGTTGGATTTGCATCGGCAACAAATGCTTTTGTTTTTGCTAAAATTTCGTCATTTATATCCTTATTGTAAGAAGGCGCCGCCGGTTTTTTATGTGGATTATAATCATAATCTGTCATGAGAACATTGGATAAAGGATTACTACTTTGTGGCATATTAAATACAGTCGTATCATTTATTTTTTCTTCTGGCCGGTTTTCTTTGAGTGTTTGTTCAATGAGAGATTTGTTCACGGCGGTTGGGTCATCGTTAAATACATTGTTTTGTTTTTTTGTTGTATCAAACCCTTCTCGTCGTTTCAAATGTTCTCTTTTATACATATTTTGAGAATGATAATTATATAAAATATAAATGCATAATAAAGTGAGTGCGGATACAAACAATACACGTAGGTTGCGTGTTAACAAAAAAGAAACAATGGTAATGACAACAATCAATCGTGAAATGGAATTTAACTTGCGTTCATATGTCATATTATCAGTAGGAAAGAATTCTAAAAGATATTGTTTATTTAACAAGATATTGGGGTCATTGGTCCAAAAAGGGACAAACGTATTTGTTTTATTTTTATTTGGTTTTAATGTGTTTGTATTCGTAATAATCCTATCTTCATCTTTCATATAACCAATTGTTTGATTTTTCATGGTAGTCTCTTTACATAAAATGTCATTAGGATTGCATTTTTTAAAAGAGATTTCGTCCGGGTTGTCATTATTATTCGATTGCATTAAATTTGATCTATATTATATTTATAATATATAATATAGATTCTCATTTGTTTTACAAATATTCTTTTTTATAAAACACCTAAACAATTATTATTACCGTTTATTCATGCATTGAGGTTGTTCGTTTATGAAATCAATCTTTTTTTAATACATTTCGAATCAATTTGAAAGGTTTCGCCTTTTTTATAAAGAGGAACAATATGCAATTCACATTTTGCTTTTTCTCCATACAGCGGTTCTACACAACCATTTTCTTTTTCATCCTTTTTATTGGATTTGGGTTCGTTTTCTTTTGAAACGATATCAATGATCGACTTTGTGGATGCAGACGAAATAGGCAACACACATCTTGCACGGAAATGTTCATAACGTTCTTGGACGTCTTTATAAGACAATCCAGATGATTTTTTTAGCATTTTATTGATCAATTCATGCAATCGATAAATATACAAAGAAAAAGTATATCTCGATTTCATATGACTCATCGTCAATGGCATTTTTAATAAATTGTTTTTTAGATTTTGGCGGCATTTTTTACAGGGTAATATTTGTTCTAAACTCAATACAAATTTACGATAATCGTGCTTTTCTTTGTTTGTTGGTTTTACCGGATAATTAAAACTCATGGTGTGTAAAAAAGTCCATATACATGGACCCCAAATAGTAGTCAACATTCCATCATTGCTCTTATAATCTATATTTTTGAATGTTTTTGTTTTTATTCGTGTATTATTGTTTCGTTTGGTATTCTTACGAGTTGTTCTCATAATAGAACTAAAATAATACTATATAAACAGCCTATTTTTCTATTTTCTACAAATTTATATCTTCCTTGTGGTGTCGTGAACGGGGCAAATCGATATTACACCGTGTTGATAAATTTGTTCAAATTACTTAATGTAGCACTTGATTTAAAATCGATGCGTTTTTCATTTTCATCAATAATAAAAATAGTAGGATAAGAATCAATGTTATATTTGTCGATTAACGTTTTATTTTTTGAATTCGTATCATCCGTAAGATCATATTCATAATACTCTATTTGTTTACCATTAATCGAATCTGGATGGTTCTGTTTTAACGATTCGTATTGTGGTTTGGATTTTGTGCAATAAGGGCACCAATCAACAAAAAAATAATAAAATTTTATTGTGCTATTATTTTCTTTTTTTGTATTTGAAATATCGCTAAATGATTTATTCACACTCAATTTATTATATTTGCTATTTTTAAAAAACCAAAAATAAAAAACAATAGATGTGGTTGTAAAGAGAAGAACTACAAAAACAATGGTCATTTGTTTTTGATAGTTTGCCACTGTTTCACTAACAATTGTTGTAAAATTTTTCATATATACATAGAATATATTACAAAGAAAAACTTCTCACGATATCTGTATGATGTTTTATTCCGTTGTATCTTGATTCGATTGTACCAAAGTTCTAAAAGAATCTAAAAATGATTCTGCCATTTGTTCTCCAAATAAAACTAAATCTTTTCTTTTTTGAGAATCCGCCATCACATTCATGATACTAATCATGTCTGGATATTCTTTGAAAACGATCTCGTGTTTTATATTTATTGGTTTTGATTCTAGTTTTCCCAAACGAAAAATACAAGAAGAAAATAGTTGTAATAAATAATCAAATAAATTATATTCAGTCGTGATTATTGATAGCGGGGCATCACTAATGCGTATTCCTAAAATGGAATCTGGATTTGCGGATTGACCATGAAGACATTGATATATCGGATAATTGCATAAAATGGCACCGTCTACATAAACACATTCATTGATAAAAAAGGGTTGAAATAAAATGGGCAATGATGCGGAGCAATATATAACATCTATTATTGTCAAATCCGGATGTGTTTTATGGGAAATGTCGACTAAAGAAAACGAATTTATTTCGGTTGAAAAACAGTGTATTTCAATACCGGAATAATCAAACAATTCTTGCATGGTTATATTTGAGGAGACCCCTTTGCATTTTAAAAGAGGATCAAACATTTCTTGAAATACGTTTCTTCCTAAAATACCGCGTTTATTGAAATAATCCAATAAATGAGAATCCATTTTAAAAATGTTTTGCCATGGTCGGTGGATAAAATAATGGATGATGACGTCCCATTCAATTTGAAGAGCAATCAAAAAAGCACATATTGCACCAGATGAAGTTGCATATATTGATTTTATATCGGCTTGGTTCCAGAGATTTGATGATTGTGTTTTTTTTAATGCTCCAAAAAAAGAAAAACCGGTTGCACCACCGCCGGAAATAACAATATGTTCAATCTTTGGTTTGTCTTTTGTGGTTGTCATGTGTTCCGTTGCGGCGGGGTCTGTGTGATCGTCCTGGTGTAATTTGTTTTCAGCTAAAGTAAATGGTTCTATTTCGAGGTCATTTGATTTTATAAAATCACTTAAATATGACATTTAACAAAATCTGTATATAATAATAAAAAAATAACTGTATATGGTTGTTTTAGATGGAATTTGTATTTTAGTAATAGATATTTCTAAAGATATCTCTAAATATAAATTAGGAAGGTGAAAGGAAAGGGAGGAAGGGAGGAAGGGAGGAAGGGAGGAAGGGTTCTATTTGTAAATCAATGAGAACCTGTAAAACAATATAAAAACAAAAACATATATTTTATTATCAATCAATCAATTTATAAATACTTATTTCCATATTTATACATAATTGAAAATGAGTTTATTTTATGTCGATTTGCTACACTATGATCACGATAAAATCAACACAAAAACATATAAAAACCAAAAAAATATTGAATACGTGATAATTTCTTCTAAAATCGAAACAAATGATGAAGGTCTGTTAAAGGACAATGAATATCCGGAATATCGTTCTTTAATAAAAACCCAGGATAACAATTTGTTGTGTGTTTCTCCGCCGTCGTCCATTGATTTTGATTCGTTTTCCGCCTTTTTTTCAAAGCAAGAAAATAAGGATATTTTGATCAATGAGATAGTGGAGGGAACAATGATCAATTTATTTTATGATGAAAGAATACAAAGTTGGGAGATTACAACAAGAACCTATGTTGGGTGTAATAACTGGTTTACAAGTATGGAATATGATGAACACGGTGAAAAAAGCCAACAACAAAAAACATTTCGCCAAATGTTCTATGATGCGATTGGTTCAACGGATTTAAATGAGTATTTTCACTTGTATAATAAAAATTATTGTTATAGTTTTGTCTTGCAACACCCATACAACCATATGGTTTTACCAATAGAAGTGCCACGTCTTTATTTAGTGGCGGTGTATGAAATCATCAATAGTTCAAAATACATAGATTATCAATCATACACTGTATATATTCGAAATATTCCATTATTTAGTGAAACAGACCAGCATTCATGTATTGATTTTATCAATCAACATTTCGAAATATATCATAATATATTTATTCCTTTGTTAATAAAACCATCCAATAAAACGCTGGTTGAGTTTGGGAAAGAATATAATAGTTTTGATGATGAAACGTCAAACTATTTTGTTCGTTCTTTTTTTGAGCACGTGAGTAATTATTATACAATGGGACTTATGATAACTCATACGAAAAGCGGAAAAAGAACATGCATATCAAATAAAATATATGAATATATTAAACAAATACGTGGAAACAATCCAAACTTACAATATCAATTTTTCGAATTAAAAAAATATGCTAAAATAGATGAATTTCTATATTATTTTTCTACATACAAACCATTGTTTGATATATTCGAAAAAAAATATCAGGATTTTATTACAAATGTTCATCAAACTTATTATTCATATTATGTTCTCAAATCCGGGCAACAAATGCCTAAACAATATTTTATTCATGCCGCAAAAATACATCATGAAATCTTTTTGCCGGAAAAACGCATTATTCGCCGGAATGTGGTAGTAGAATATTTTTTAGAGTTCACTCCATCTGAATTAATGTATTATATGGTGAATTTTCAAAAGGAAAAAACAGTGTGATTTTATTTTTCATTATTTGGTTATTAGACAAAGATTATCATTACATAAAATCAATTTATTATGCTGTTTATTTTACATTATGGATGGGATCGATACATTCGATGCATTCTTTTTTCATACAAAAATTGATTTTGTATGAAAATAAATGGGATATATATGAATGGTTTTATATAATTTACATGGAATATGCACAAGACAGTTGATTAAGAATATAAAAATATTTTTCGAATTTTGAATACACTTGTCTTTCTTCTTCTAATGGTGAAACTTTGAACCGCACTAATTCTTGGTTGAATTTCATAAAAAAATTACTCAGTTCCACAATTTGATTTTGTTGTTGTAATATTGAAAATTTTTCTAAAAATTTGTCAAATAAAAAAGCGGACGATTCGTTTTGAAAAGGTGTATAAATAAATTTATACCAACCTTTGATTAATACACTTGGATTGGAATGTTTTAAACGTTCAAATGTTGATTTAGCAACTAAATAATCAGTGTCTTCTGAAAATAAGAAGGTAACTTCATTAATCATTTTAAAAAATTGGTCATTAAATCCACGTTGAATAGTAATTTTATTGGTATTGTTCATTGTGTTATATTTTATTGTATAATTTATTTGTTTCTTTTTGTATTGTTTTCTTTTTTACAGCACCGCTCATTTATATTTCATAAAAAAAGATCTTTTTTATGAAATAATATATAAAGTAAACACACACACACATCAACCAAACACCCACACCCACACACATCAACCAAACACCCACACCCACACACATCAACCAAACACCCACACACACACACACCTCAACCGATAGACAGATTTGTAAGAATAAATACTAAAACATGGAATGTATGGATATCATTAATTCAGAAGCGGTTAAACAAGCTTGTGAAAGTATTTTTCGAACCATTTCTTTATCTGTTCTATCTACAAAGGCAATTCGAATAATACTTGATTCATCATGTGGATGCATTTTTCTAAATCCGCAAAAAGTGAGTGTTTTATCTTTAATATAATAAATTTCATATAAAATATATTCTAATAATTTCCCAATGGTATAATCTTCATTTTCAAGTTCTATATCATAACTGTGTTCAACGGTGGTTTCACTGATATGTATGGGAACACTATCCGCATCTAATAATTGATACATATCCATGAATTTATTTTGTAAGATGGCACACGCCTTTTTTACAATTTCAATATTTGAATAAATGCCAATACTTTGAATGACAAAATCAAAACTGTTTTCAATATAATGTCGCTGACTATCTAAAATCATAAAATTGCGTTTTTGAAAATCGATTTCTGTTTTTGGAATGTCTTCCGCCAACAATTTGTTTTGTTGTTCTTCCCAAACAGAACGTATTTTTTCTAAATGAGGCGTATATTGATAGGCACATTTACTTACCACATTATAACAACTGCTTTTTTTAGCATTACTCACCGAAAATTCACATTCGAATTTAATTTTTTCACCCGGAATCATGTCGGACACTTTTGGACGCAATCGCACAAAATCAATGAAACTATTTGTCAATGGGTCCGCTGGAAACAAACGGCGCGTGTCTGTTTGTGATAAATATTCATTGGTTGTTTTATTGCGTATTTTGAAATCTTCCGTTGTTACATATAAAATATTATCGGTTGTATTTTCAACATCAACTTCTAACATGTATTTATTTGGCAATTTTTCTAATGATTTTTCGATAACAGGAATACATGACAAACGTTGTTTCAATATTTCATTATGTAATCTCGATGTATTTTCATGAAATATACATGTGTTTTCTGCTTCATGTTCTGTAATAAAACAGACAATTGGTATTTCTGTCAAGATTGTTCTTCGAATCGCATTCGCCACGCTAACATTAATATTTGACAGTGTAAAATAATATGTTTCGTGTTCGTTTTTTATATTTTTAATTTCTGGTCTCATTAAATGTTGAATTTGGGTGGTTTCCATTGGTTGCATATTTATTGTGGTTTCAAAAAGATATATAATATAATAATAACTTTATATATCTTTTTCGTTTGTCAAACCGGATTTGAATCAATTTTATTGTTTTTTTGGTTGTTTTTGAATGCAATAAACAAAAACAATCACTATAAAAAAAATATCAATTTATACAAAAAATTATTCATAATGAACAACACACTCTTTGTTATCTGAATATCCATCGAGTTGTCTTCCAATCGGGGGTGAAAAATAAAACCATTTATTGGTTGGCTGTAATTTCTTCCAAACCATGTCATTTGCATACAACCAATGATAATTGGTTTCTTGTAATAAAGGATACGACCATTCATATAATTCAATCAATTTAGGTAAAAATCGATGACTTATGAAATAACCACTTGCTGTTTGTCCATCTAACACCTTTTTTAAATAATCCGCACTTGAATCATCCTGCGACAAATTTTCTGATTTTTGAATAATAGAAGAAAGCATACATACATCATATGTTTCCCCTTTTTCTGTGAAAAAACGTTCTATCTTTTGTTCGATTTCTTCTTTAGAAGAAATAAATTGAAAATCGTCTTCTAAAATTAAAACGTTTTGGAAATTACGTTCTTTTGCAATTTTCAAAACATTTAAATGAGAACCAGAGCAACCAATAATTCCCGAATGGGGCGTTGGTATCGCCACATAACGTTCCGCCTTTTCAAAAAGATTGTATTTTTTTAAATGTGATTCCATATGTTCTCTTCTATCCACCCGTTTGTCCAAATTAATATAAAATATATGATCGATCCATTTACTCGACATTTATGACCGTTGTTATTTATAATATACAAAACATATTATAAATCTTATTTTGTTTTTGCTTTTTGCTTTTTGTTTTTTGTTTTTTGCTTTTTGCTTTTTGTTTTTTGTGTGAAATATTATTTGTATAAATGACTAAAACCGGTTGTTCTTGAAAAAGATCACTTCATATTTATCGATGGATTCATTGAAATATGTTCCATGAAAGTACGGGTCGCCGTTTTCAGAACATGTGTTGATATTTTCATGAATGTTTCGATAATCCAACCCTTTATATTTAGAAAGAATCGAATTTATATTCCATCCATTGTTAATAGCCAATTGTGATAAACCAACTTCTTTTTGAATGACAATTTCATGAATGTGCAATTCATTTATTTTTTCGGTATTAAAAAAATCTAGAGAATTCAAATAATCCAAATAATCCTGTTTTATACAAAAGAACATTGATTGAACGTGAGAAAATACATTTTTATTTCCATAAAGGTCTCTCCAATGCTGCATAAATGAATTCAAACAAGTTGTGTTTATCGATGTTCCCACCACTTTCACATTGTCATCTGTAAAAAGGTCAATGAAATAGTCTGGCCATTCACGATGTTGTTCGTTCTTAAATAAAGGGCCTATCACACTTGTATTTATAAAAAAATAATAATCATACTTTTTTTTTACAATTGATGTCAAGGCGTCCGCGTAAGCACCAAAATCAAAGCCTTCATTGTCCCTATATAAAAAATAAATGTTCTCTTTTTTATATTGGTAAAAGTTAATTGTTTGATTGCCATTTACTATAATAAAATAATCAACCGTTGGAAGAATTGCATTGTTTATAAAAAAGAGAACATTGTTTTTATATAGATCATTTTTTTCGTAATACGAATACAAACATGCGATTTTATTTGTCATTGATTTTTGAAAACGGGAATGTCAATAGATAATTGATTGGTTTGTTCTTATTTTGTTTTTATTGTTTTGTTTTTATTTCATGCAGGTTCTCTTTTTGCTAAAGAAGGAATAATGTTTAGAGATTTATAAAATAAATAATATTTTTTGTTTTGTAAAAGAAAACATGACAATACACAATTCTTTTTATCATTCTTTTTATCATTCTTTTTATCATTCTTTTTATCATTTGTAATTTTATTTATTTAGCAAATGATAAAAATGATAATATTTATTTATTTATTTATTTAGCAAAAAGAATATTTTTATTTGGTGGTTAATTGCGGCGGCGTAGCCGCCTTGGATGCCCCGCAGGGGCATCGTCTTAATGTGGTAATAAAAAAATATTTTATTTTGTTTTATGTTGTTTTATGTAGGTTCTCTTTTTGCTAAAGAAAGAATAATGTTTAGAGATTTATAAAATAAACAATAATTTTGTTTTGTAAAAGAGAACCTAACGTCGATGTTTATCATTTGTAATATTTATTTATTTAGCAAAAAGAATATTTTATTTGGTGGTTAATTGCGGCGGCGTAGCCGCCTTGGATGCCCCTGCGGGGCATCGTCTTAATGTGGTAATAAAAAAATATTTTATTTTGTTTTATGTTGTTTTATGTAGGTTCTCTTTTTGCTAAAGAAAAAATATTGTTTAGGAATTTTATTTCATAATAAAAAAGAAATCATGTATATTATATTCTTACAATATTCACCCTGGTGTATTGTCCTTCATCCCCTAATATTATATTTATGCCTAAATGTTTAGAAACAAAACGGAAAGAATGGGAAATACAAAAAAAATTAGTCTATGAAACACGAATGGGAGATTATTTGTATATTAAATTGGGAAAGGATGTCAAATATTATATTTATCAATTTTTGTTCTCTAAATAAAATATCAAACAGAATCAAAATAATTGTATAAAAAATTGATTTTAATTGTATGATCGAATTCATTTGTATGATTAAATTCATTTATAATAATTGTAAATTTGAAAGTTATCATAACCATGGTGTTTACTAATATTACGACTATTGCGTTTGACGATAAACTAAAAACATTGATCACAAGGTTGAAGGAAGAATTACAATGTGAAATATCCATATTACACAATGAAATTGATATTCATGCATTAGCGTCCGCACAAGAAATGATTCGTGCATACTTTGTAATACATAAAAATGAATTGACCAAAATGACAGATAAAGCTTTTAGAAAACCCGATTATTTTGCATTGATGTGTTGTGTAATTACAAATATTGACGACAAACTTTCATTTCAAGATGTAATTGATGAAATCAAAAACCACAAAATATATTTCATGGTTGAATATGATGAAGACGAAGAAGCAGCTATTCCAACAACAAAATGTGCATGTTCTCACGAAATCGCTTGTTTGAATTCATTTATAATAAAAAATACAAAAACAGATTGCAACTTACTTGTGGGTTGTGAATGTGTAAAAAAAAGAGAAATATTATCTCCAGCTGAAATAAAAATTGCCAGAAAAATAAAAAGGGATAAACAAAAACAAAAAAAAATAATAAAAGAAAATCTAAAACAACAATTCGCAATAGAAAAAAAAATAAAAGAACTTAAAATAAAAGAAGAAAAAATAAAAGAAGAAAAAATAATAAATGAACAAACAAACCGAGAAATAAATATTTATGAAAAATGGAATAGAATAATTACAAATTGCGTAAACCTAAATAATAACATATATCGTGATGTGATAAATCATCCTTTCAATAATCTTTTACCCAATGGATGTATTAAAGAATTTTTGATAACTATTATAAGAAATGAAATCATTCGTTTTTACATCAAATAGCATATTTCTACTAAATATTACAAAGGATAAACATTAATGTTATATGTTATGTTCTCTTTTACAAAACAAAAATATTGTTTATTTTATAAATCTCTAAACATTATTACTTCTTTAGCAAAAAGAGAACCTACATAAAATAACATAAAACAAATTAAAATATTTTTTTTATGACCACATTAAGACGATGCCCCTGCGGGGCATCCAAGGCGGCTACGCCGCCGCAATTAAGCACCAAATAAAAAGATTCTTTTTGCTAAATAACTAAATATTACAAATGATAAACATCGACGTTATGTTCTCTTTTACAAAACAAAAATATTGTTTATTTTATAAATCTCTAAACATTATTACTTCTTTAGCAAAAAGAGAACCTACATAAAATAACATAAAACAACATGACCCAAATTAAAAGATTCTTTTTTATGACCACATTAAGACGATGCCCCGCAGGGGCATCCAAGGCGGCTACGCCGCCGCAATTAAGCACCAAATAAAAAGATTCTTTTTGCTAAATAAACATCATGATATCATTTGTAAAATAAATAAAATTACAAATGATAAAAAGAATGATAAAAAGAATGATAAAAAGAATGATAAAAAGAATGATAAAAAAAATGATAAAAAGAATGATAAAAAGAATTGTGTATTTTCATGTTCTCTTTTACAAACAAAAATAAAGACCAACTAAAAAGAGAAGATAAAATAATTATTCATCCTTATTTTCAATGGAAGATGATACAACGGGTTCTGTAAAAGAAACCCGTTTTTCACTGTTTTTTTTATAATCCAAATAATTATTTTGTTGATGAATATAATATCGAACCCAGTCAGGTGAATGAGCTAAAACATTCATACCATCATGATATGTGGTCGTTAGTAAAATAGTGTCTTGTTCATTTGAGAACCGTATGCTATACCACCAATAAGATGGTACAAACAAAACATTGCCTTGAGAAACATCAAATTCAATAAAAGGCACTTCTTCTTGTATTCGTTTGCGTTCTTCTTCTGTTTCTATCAATAATGTATTTGAAGGATGGGATTCATCTACCGGAGATGCCGGTTTATCAAACCAAACATTATAAGGACAATAATGATCAAAGTTCTCAATATCATATTTTCCATTTAAATATTTGGTGTGCTTATGTGGTGTCATTTTAACATGTATTGATCCTTTTGCTACAATTATAAAATGTCGATAAACAGTGTGAAAACGCAACGGTAATTCCACGTTTTTAGAACCTAATATAATATCGTATTTTGTATTTATAATAAACGAATAATACGGTTTAAATAAAGGATCAATGAGTTCTCTTATTTTATCTTTTAAATTTGATTGTTCAATAAATTCATCATTGTTTTGAATAAAAAAATGAGAACGTGGATCCGTGTTCATCAAAACAGTTGCACTTGAAAAAGGCAAATAAACAAATGATATATTTTTTGTTGAATTATTAGAGGAAATACTATTATAATAATCATTTGTGTCATACACTTTCACATATTTACGATTATAAAAACGCATGGCATCCATAGAAACCATTTTTTCGAGTTGGGTGTCAACAAAAGATGTTTTCTTATTACCGGTTGTTGCATTAATATGTAAAGAAAAAACAACGGGTTGACGAAGAGAACATGTTTTTTCTAACTCGGTGGAATTAGTATAATCCATTTCATATATCTCTAAATCGTCCCCTTTTTTATAATGTGAAATGATGTGAACATAAAATATAAATCCAATTATAAAAAGGAGAATATATATAAAAGTATCCATATATATTCTTTTTTCTTTTTTCTTGCATTGTTTTCACGCAATATATGCTTTACGAAATGGATGCTTTACGAAATGTATACGTTGTCGTTGTTTTTATTTAGAGACAAACTAATCATCCATTATCTTTGGTGCTAAGAAAAAAGTCATCTTTGCGTTTTCATGTCCATAAATAGAATATACTACTTTCATTGGAAAGTTCTCTTTGAAATGTATGACAATTTCTCTTGACAATTTATTATATAAACAAATATTGTGCAACGAATTCAAACTAAATCCTAAATGTATTTTTTTACCTTCATCGATCATAAAAGAAGATAAATCATCAATTCCTATATCAACATACATTTTTCCATTTTCTAAATTACTTGAACATAAAATAATTCGTTCTTCTGTACAAGAAACGTCTAAATTGTCTCCAAACATCTTTAATTGATTGATAATTGTTGCAAAATTAAAGGACGAAATTGAGAACTCCGCTTGATATTCTTCGTTGGGAATTGTCATTATCTCATTATCTATATCCATTAATGGCAATTCAAAATGCTTATCAAACTCAGTTTTAGTGATATTTTTGGTGGGTTCTTGTTCTACCTTTGCACCTGGTTCTTCCTCTCCGGTTGTTGCGGTTGTTGCGGGAGAACGAAAACTTGATGCAAATCTGGTTTTTGATAAGAAATGAACATTTAATTTATCAGAGTCTTCATTGGGATCATAATCCATAAATATATATTGTGTTTTATCGCGAGAACTCAATACTTTGAACAAATTGGTTGAATGAATACCTATCAAAACGGTTTCTGTGTTTTGTTGATCTAATTTTGAAAAATCATATTTATCGAACCATTCAGAAGGCAAACATATTTCAAAAATAGAAACACGAGAACTATCCATTGATTGAATATACATTCGTTCCTTTTCAAAAATAATATTGACATGTTCTGTAAAAGATCGAATATGTTGAAATAAAAGAGTGAAATTCTCCGCCTTTTGTTCGTTTTGAATCGAGATATTCATCTATTATCTATTAAATATATCATTTAGAAAACTTTATTTCGTTTTTTCTAAATAGTTAAATGATTGAGAAATATAACAATATATATATACTAATAACAGAATGACAAAAACAACCTATAAAAAAAGAGAACCAAACAGACGACCAATCGCGAAACCAAGCGCGAAACCAACTTTGAAACCAAGCGCGAAACCAAGCGCGAAACCAAGCGCGAAACCAACGACGAAACCAACGACGAAACCAACGGCGAAAAGTTCTCTTGTAAAAACACAAAATAATCAAATGGAAAAGATAAAATTAAAAATAGAAAAAATCAAAGATATTTTACAAAATAATGGAATTTTTATTCAAAAAGATATTACGTTAGACACAAGCCCCGATGAAAACCATCGAATTGACGTGATTGTTTATGAAAACGAAGAAAAAATAGGCGAATGTAATAGTGTTCTAACAGAAACTGAAATAAACCCATATGAATATTCTTTTCGAAAATTCATGTTAAAAACAGAAAAATGTCAAAGTATATCTTGGATTGAAGTGAAAAAACAGAACTTGGGTATTGGAACATTCATATTACTTTATTGTATTTTTATTTGTTATAAACAATTCCCTGCAATTAAGCACTGTGTTTTAGATAATGATTCAAATCGTTCCACTTATTCACAAGGGGATGTGTATAAAAAAATTGGGTTCTCTTTTATCAATCCCATTTCATTTGATCATTCCAAAACTGTGAAAAAATCTCAACAAAAAATTAAAATCACAGGACCTGAAATGCAATATAATATTGGGAAAATCATTTCAAAAAAAACAGAACATATATTGGATAAAATATATCAAAAAATATTATTTTCCTAAAGTTATACATTCAATAAAATATCATCAATTCCGTTTTCCAACATTTTTTCAATTAATGATAGACTTTCTTCTTTCGAATACAATGTCAAATTTTGCATGATATTTTGATCAATCAATATTTTTAAAATACTCAAATAAGATTCTACAAATGAAGGGGTATTATAAATGCACCATTTATTCAAATGATACACAAATTCTGTATTTACACATCGTTTATTGAATAGAATTATAATGTTTTTAAACCGTTCTGTAGCAGAAACAGTGATTGTATCCATATTTAATTGTACATTCATATTGCCATATTTGTGAATAGTGTCATTGAATAAAAAAAATACATAATCCACCACTTCTTCATAAATTGATTCATTTGCATATAATTTGAACATTTTATAATCAATGTAAATGATGTTTTGGTCTTTTATTCGGTAAATTGTGTTT